ACATCAACGAACAAGAGTTTAAAGAAATTACTCAAGTAATTTCTTGCTTGGAAGATGTTGCTACTGAATTTAATTGGATAGTTGATACTACTGAAAAGTGGTGTCGTGATCGTGCTATTTACCTTGCATTAATGGAATCCATTCATATTACTGATGGTAAGGATGCAAAGAAAAATCGTGATAGCATTCCAACAATCTTATCAGAAGCTCTTGCTGTATCTTTTGATACTCACATTGGACACGATTATCTGTTAGACTATGAGCAACGTTATGAGTCCTATCACAGAAAGGAAGAGAAAATTGAATTTGATCTTGAATATTTTAACAAAATTACCAAAGGTGGTTTACCTAATAAGACTCTCAATATCGCTCTTGCTGGTACGGGTGTCGGAAAAAGTCTCTTTATGTGCCATGTTGCTTCTTCCGTCTTATTGCAAGGCCGCAACGTTCTCTATATCACTCTTGAAATGGCAGAGGAACGTATTGCTGAGAGAATTGACGCGAATCTCCTGAACGTTCCTATTCAGGATATTGGAGATTTACCAAAGAAAATGTTTGAGAATAAGGTAATGAATCTTGCAAAGAAAACTCAAGGATCTCTAATCATTAAAGAGTATCCAACAGCATCTGCACACTCAGGACACTTCAAATCACTTCTGAATGAACTTGCACTGAAGAAATCATTCAAACCTGATATTATCTTTATTGATTATTTGAATATCTGTGCTTCTTCAAGATTTAAGGGTGGTAGTAATATCAATTCTTATACACTGGTTAAGTCTATTGCAGAAGAACTTCGTGGTCTTGCTGTGGAGTTTAATGTTCCTATTATGAGTGCTACACAGACTACACGTTCAGGGTTTGGATCTTCTGATCCAGAACTCACAGATACTTCAGAGTCCTTTGGTCTTCCTGCAACTGCTGACCTTATGTTTGCTTTAATTAGCACTGAAGAACTTGAAGGATTAGGACAGATACTCGTGAAGCAACTTAAGAACCGATATGCTGCAACTGATAAATATAAAAGGTTCGTCTTGGGAATTGACCGATCAAAAATGAGATTGTATGACTGTGAACAATCTGCTCAAAATGATATACTTGACTCTGGTAAAGAAGAAGAGTATAATGATGAAAGAAAACCTAAAAAATCATTTGAGGGATTTAAATTCTAATATGACCCAAGTTATTGATACAAACAAATATATCGAATTCGTTCGTCAAACTACAAGTCCTGCAAGTAGTGATTTTGCGGCACTTCTTGCACGTATGACTGAACTTGAAGCAGAAGGTGTGGAATTAACTCATCTACTTACCTTTGCTTTGGGTGCTTCTGCTGAACTCGGAGAAGCAGTTGAGATTATTAAGAAATGTCTATTACAAGGAAAACCTTTTAATGATGATGCGAAGGTTCATCTTACCAAAGAGTTGGGGGACGTTTTGTATTACATCGGTCAATTCTGTATTGCTATGGATACTACTTTTGAAGAAATTATGCAGATTAATTACGAAAAACTATCTGCAAGATATCCCGAGGGAACATTCAGTGTTCATCGTTCAGAGAATAGAAAGGAGGGGGATATTTAATTATGAAAACTCTAACATCAACAACTTGGTCCTACAATCATCGACACTCATCTGAACTCTGGGATATTTCTGCTGAAATTCTCACAGAACTTTCCCGAAGAGATGAAGTTCAGTATCGTGTAAAAGCAACTGAAGAATCTGTAAAAAGAAAACTGGAGGCATTATGACTAAAGAACTTAAAGTAAATCTTAAACTAGATATAAGAACTGCATTGGAGGTTCTTCAGGTTCTTGATGGTGCTACTGCTGGATATAGTAAAGAGTTTGCGCCAGAACGAATTGTAAGACTTCGTGAAGTGTTAAATCAAATTGATACTGAACTAGAAAAAGTAGTTTGATCGAAACCTCCTCTTGTGGGAGGTTTTTTTTATAAATAACTAAAAAGTATTGTAAAAAATGGACTCTAAAGAACTGCGTGGTTTATACGAAGCATATAATGAAGTTTATGCTCCTCAAGAAAATATTGAAGAAGGTCTTCGTTCAGCAGTAAAGAGACTTCTTGGTGGCGGTAAAAAAGAAGCAGAAGCACCTAAACCAGAAAGTAGAGGTGATCAACTTCGTAAGAAGTATAATGTAGGACCAGAAAAATCAGACACCTCAGCAAAGAGACAAATCCTTGATAGGTCTCGTGCAAAAGCAGAAAAAGATGAAAAAGATTATGGAGATAAACCATTCCAGAAGCAAGTTGCTAACCAATCCAAAGCAGCACACGATAAGTATCTGAAAGCAGGTTATAGTAAGTATGGTGCAGATGATGCAAGAGGAAGGGGTAGTAAAGCAGCAAAAAGAGCATCAGCACTTAATAAAGAAGAGTTTGAGATTATTGTAAATGCACTGATTGAAGAAGGTTATGACCTTTCTTCATACACTTGGGATGAAATGTATGAGGTTTGTCTTGATGAAGCAGTAAAGGGTGCTTCCCGTCACGATACTGAAATGAGAAAAGCAGCATCTACAGAAAGAAAGGTAGGTATAAAGAATCGTCTTTCTCCAGCAGCAGGAAAAGATAATGCTGATAAGATGCAAAGAGATGTTAAATTTTTTGATAAATTAACTAAAAAGAACAGGAATGTTGTTGGATTGGTTACTAAAGAAGAAGTTGAGGAACTTGATGAATCTGGATTACCACAAGACACCATCCAGAGGGCTGTAAAACTAAGACAAAAAAGAGTAGATGCTGCTTATGCGAAAGATACTCCTGAAGGAGATGCTGAAGGCAAGGCAGGTATGAGGAAGTTGCGTAGATCTAAAAGTCAACTTGATATAAACAAACCCAGAGAGGTCAGGATGAGAGCAAATGAAGAAGTTGATATCTTTGATGCAATCCTTGAGTACTTGGTTGCTGAAGGTTATGCTGATACTAATGAGAGTGCATTAGTGATTATGGCGAATATGAGTGAAGAATGGAGACAGAGTATTGTTGAGGTAAAAATGGATCCAAGAGGTCGTCCTGCTTCTGGTCCTATGAATGTTTATAAGCAATCTAAACCAAATAATGATCCTGCATTTCAAGCAGCATTAAAATCGGTTAGAGATGCTGATGCTAAAAAAACTCCCGAACAAAGAAAGGCAGAACTTGATGCTTATAAAGAGAGGCAGATGAATAGATAACCAAATAAGGTTATACTTTTGCCCACTTGACTTTTGGTTGAGTGGGTTTTTAATAGTTATTTAATAAATACTTAAAAGAGTATTGATATAAAATGGCAAAAGCAGGGGATGCTCTACTTGCTTTAAATAGAGCTTTACAAGGTTTTGATGTTTCTATAAAAAAAGCAACTAGTAGAACTGTTGTTTACACTGTAAAATCTGCGGATAGAACAAAGCTTGCTGTCGATGTAAATGCCGCCTTAAAAAGAGAAAGTGTTTCTTTTCAAGCAAATGTAAAAGATAATGAATCTAGTTTTCCTATTACCATTGTAAATATTAAAGAAGGGTCTGTTAATATTACTTATAAAGTTGTATATAAACCACTTAAGGGTGGTGGATCTGGAGCAGGATCCGAAGTAACAAAATTGGGGGAATCTGCTCAAGCACTTTATGCTTCTATGTCTAATGTCCTCGGTAAAAATATATCGGAAAGTGATCTTACACAGACAAATTTTGATAAAGCAATTAAATTTGCAATTACTGATGAAGATTTTAATAGAATGAAAAATGAATTACCTGATGATTGGATTCATTCTTCAATTTTAGGAGCAAATGAGTTACGTAAAAGATTTGATGATAAGGTGTTTGAATATCATAGGGGATCGAATAAAGTAGATCAGATCGAGAATGTTTTTAAAAAAATAAATAGAATTGAAAAGGCATTTGGTGATATAAACAAATGGAGTCCGGCAGATATATACATTATAAGGAAGGGTTTTAACCCCAATATCTTGAATGGAGAAACTACTTTAAAGGGATTAAATGAAAGGATGTATCAATTAATTCAAGAAGAAAAACTTATTGGAGTATCTTTAAAAAAGATAGAATCAAACAGGGCATCAATATCAGAAAAAAACTTTCCTAATGATGCAAAAATATCAAAGGCATCATTTAGAGGAACCTCTTCAACTTTCGAGTCTATGGATGGTTATATTATTTGGGGAACTTCTCCCACCGAAAAAATACAATTTAGAAGTTTTGGTGTTGGGGATGGATTATCCGGATGGCAAGGTGAGATTAAAGGAGCATCTGCTAATCAAGGAAAGATTTCATTGGGACCCTTAAACTATATTTTAAAAAGTCATGGTGTAGGTGAATTACCAATCTCAACAGAATCTGCCTCTTTAGCTAGACAAAATAGTGATAAACATGCTAAGGATATTGCTAAATTAATGATGGATTATGGTATAATTAAAGCAAATGAAGAAGACGCAGTTGTAAATACTATTAAAGGAAAATCTGAAAAATATCGTTACTCTAAATGGTTAGTTTTAAAACTTTTAATTAAAATGAGAGATATGAATAAAAAAGTAGCTGATGAGATTACAAAAGATTTATATCTTTATGCAAGTTCGCAGTCATCATTCTCCGCTCCTTATTTAAAATTAGAATAAATAAAAGTATACCAAAACACAATATGAAAAGTTTTCTCAATTTTCTAACTGAAGCAACAGAATCGCAAGCAGCAATGCAAGCGAAGAAACTTGGACTAAAAGGTGACGGCCACGGATCGTGGATTGATCGTGCTGGTAAAGTTATTGCAAGAACTGAAAAGGGAAAACTGAAGTTCACTGAAAAAAGAACATCAAAAGGGCAAGAAGAACCAGCAGCAGGTACTCAAAAATCTGCTGCTCCTGCACCCACAACTAAAACACAAACAGCACAAGCACCTGCACCACAACCTCAAGCAGCATCAGAACCTGCTCCTGAAGATCAAACACAAGAAACCCCACCACTCACGATTGTATTTGGTAGGTTTAATCCACCAACAGTAGGACACGATAAACTTCTCAAGTCAGCAAAGAGAATATCTGCTGGTGGAGATGTTAAGATTTATCCATCAAGAACTCAAGATCCAAAGAAGAACCCATTGGATCCTGATATGAAGATTTCTTTTATGAAGAAGATGTTTCCTGACTTTGAGGAAATCATTATCAATGATGATAATATGAGATCTATTTTTGATGTTCTTACAAATGCAAATGAGGAAGGATATTCAAGTGTTAATATTGTTGTAGGATCAGATCGTCAAGCAGAGTTTGAGAATTTAGCACAGAAATATAATGGAGATCTTTATAACTTTGATTTAATTCGTGTAGTTTCTGCAGGAGTAAGAGATGCTGATGCTGATGGTGTAGAAGGAATGTCTGCATCCAAGATGAGAAAAGCAGTTATTGATGGTGATTTTGATTCCTTCCGAAAAGGAACACCAAAGACACTTGATGATACTGATACTCAAGCACTCTTTAATGCTGTTCGTCAGGGAATGGGTGCAAAGAAAAAGAAAAAAGAAGTTGTAGAACTCTGGCAGATTGCTCCAAAATACGATCAACAAACTCTTCGTGAAAATTATTTAACTGGTAAGATTTTTAGAATTGGAGATATTGTTGAGAACTTAAATACTGGATTGATTGGTGAAGTAATGCGTAGAGGAACTAATCATTTAATCTATGTAACTGAACAAGGATATATGTTTAAGTCTTGGATTAAGGATCTAATGGAATATACTGAGAGAGTCATGAATCCTCATAGTGAATATTCTAATATTAAGGAGTTTATAAATAAGTATAAGGTAAAAAGCAAGTAGTATTACAATGTCAATGAATATTCTTAACGACATCTCATCAGTATATCTGGAGCAGGTTCTGGTTGGTGAGTCTTCACATCTTGAACCTGATATGA